CATTTGTTGCCTTTGCTTATATTGTCTACCGCCCATAGCGGTTGTAAATTGTTTAACGCCCAACACTTCTTGAAGTCTTCACTTGTTGGGTCTGCTAATTGTTCTTGATTAAAAGAGGCTTTAGGTCTAATATGGTCTATATGCCAAAGGCCCATATTTTCCCATTTCATACCTTTAGTGAATAAGAACTCAAAGCGTTCTCTGAACTCATCAATTGTAAAATTAAAGTGAGTCCATATGTTTGATTTACCATTTTTTCGCATGGTGCGGTATAGTGCTTGGTGTAAGAGTTTAGACATAGTTTTAGCATGTTTTTTATTATCGTTTTTTACACGACAACGATAGGAACAAAACTTATGTTCTCCATGATGGCTTGTAGTAAAAGTTTTCTTACAAATCAAACACTGTTTATCAATTATCCTTTCTGCTCTTCGCTTTATGGTTGCCTCACGATATTCCTTTAGTTTATTTTCTGCGTATCGCTTTCTATTGATTTCGTAACAGGTGTCGCTACAAAACTTACGCCTTACACCTCGCTGAGTAAAGGTAGAATTACAAATTGAACAAGTGTATTCAATAAGGGGTAATAGATTCCATTCGGGGTCTTGCGCTTTTTTCTGAGCCATGTATTTTCGGGCATTTAGTTTCGCTTGGTGTTTTACTTCAGGTTTTTGGCCGTATATTTTACTCCAATTCTGTTTATGAATTTTACGACATACATCACTACAACATTTAGAGTTAGTTTTAACACTGGCTTCATGCTTAGTATATTCCTTTTCACAGATTATACATTTTCGGACTGTATGCATACGCTTGATGTGTTTTTTCAAGGACCAATTATTCTTTAACTCCGCATTACAAATCACGCATTCTTTCATACTTCCAACTCCCTCACTTTAAATGCCGCTTCTCTAATTGCTTCTCTTGCACTAGCAGTTACACTTGCCGCTAAATCAACATCATACCAACCGAAACCTCTTTTCGCAACAACGCCATAAAAACTCGCAAGTAATCGCTTAACAGCCATTTGCATAGAATTCCATTTAATGTATTCTGTTTTATTATTAGCCTTTAATGCATTTAACATGTTTATTTTATATTCTTTTCTTAGGGGTTTTAACGTAGCAATGGCGTTTGGTAATAAACCTAATTTATCAGTTTTATAATAAACCCATTTATGAGAAGTAATTTCCGAAAAATCTCTAGGAGTGTTAAGGTTCACTTTCAGTTCAGTTTCAGTTTCACTTTTAGTTTCCCATGAAATGTTCCGAGATAATATACATGATGGGTAAAGAGAAGCAAAGTCAAGTGCGGCAACATTAAGATGTAATCCATTAGTTCCTTCATCTAATGGGTTGTAAATTAATGCTCCCGAATAAGGTTCTTTTTCAACATATTCTCCTGTTGGTGCTTTCCACCAAGCATGTCTCATAAAATATACACTACCCATATGAGATACAAAGAAACAATCTTCAAAAGGTGCTTTAATTAATTTTTGAATCGCTAATACACCTTCACTAAGCCCCATTTCTTCATCTATTTTATGGAGTAACTCCGCATCTTGCACACAATACTCTAAATAATTCTGAGTATCTTCTAACCATGCTCTCATGAAAAACTCATTTCTATCAGTAAATATAGATTCCTTTTTCTTTCCTTCACCAACAGAAACACTTGCACAATATTCTAATGATGTGCTGGGTAAAGTTCCTCTTTGAGAATCCATCCATTGTCTTTCAAATGCATGGTCGAGATTTAGACATATTCTACCCTTAATAGGTTGGTCTATTAAACTATAATCAATATCTCCAATTATTTTATGTCCTACATTTTTAACTTCATTATAGGGCGATAATTGTCTAGGGTTTAATCCATTCTCATGCATCCTTGTAATTAGTTTAGGAACATCGGATTGAAGTCCCCACCAAGCAATTAACATGTCGGGGTCATGTTGTTTCATCATAGTAACGAAATGCAAAAGCATTTCCTTTTCACTACCAAATGTATATTTTGTTTGGCTTTGATGAAATGTCGTATCTGGAAACCATACCCACTGATACGATTTACCAGTGTAATTATCATACACTGCAATAGTAGTAATAGCACCTTCATGTTCATGTCCTTCGGGCAACCATTCCATATCCCAATACCATTTACGCAAATTATATTCAGGAACATTATTTAATTCATCTACACAATAGCGACGGAGAATAGGAACATCTGCTTCCCAAGTAGCAGCGAATTTTTTCTTTACTGAATTCATATCTTTTGGGTGGGAGTAAAAAACTTTAGTTAGACTTTGACGTTGTAGATTAACCCAATCACCTTTTTTATATTCCAAAAACCCTGTTTGTTTAACAGGTTTATGTCCAACCATGTAATGTTTAGTTGGATAAGTGGCTGGATTAGGGTCTATTGCCCTAATGAAAAAATAAGGTTTGAAATCGGAGATTGTTTTTTCTTTACGTTGGTTATTTTCATCTCTCCATCTAATTTTAATAGACTTATCTGTATCAGTCCAACTAATTATCATATTAATCCCCTACTCTCGGCGCACGAATTATTGCACTATTCTCTGTAATCATTACTACGGGTTGGTCATCACCAATGAATACATTAATGATATCCCCTTTATTGAAAAACTTATGAAGAGGACTACTGAATAAAACAGTAGATGATTCTCCTACTGTAGCATTATATTCTATCTCCTCTTGATACGACGATATCTGCCTATCCGAAGATATTATAAATTTAGCATTAGATAGTTCATCCTCTTCAATAAAGTTCATTTTGTATATACCATGATTAACTACTTCACAAGCATCAATAGCATTATGGAACACATCTCCTTTTATTTGAATCCCACATCTTAGGTTAATTTCTCCCATTTTAAATACAGTTATTAACTCCTCTTCAAAAGAAAACGGCCAATAATTTAAGAACCTAGTTATTCTCCCACCATATGGATGACGAATTACTATCGGCATTGTCGCCTTTTTACCTGACGATTGCATTACCACAGTATCTCCTACAACAAATGTAATTTCGTCATCCATTTTAGTTAGATATTTTTTAATTGTATCTATTTCTAATATAAAAGAACCCTCACCTTCAATTTCTGCTGGAATTGATTTCACAGCAGTAGTTGAATCATCCGAATTAACTAACAATAGTTCGTTATCTCTTGTTTCAAAATAGGCATATTCTCCTAAAGACTTTGAAGATAGTCCCGTAGTTGTTGCCCATTTACCCTGTAATTGGACATTTTTCATCGCCTCGATTATATCTTTCTTATTAACTTGAACTTCCATATTTTCACCTCTTGCTTACACTCATGGGGAACAGATTAGAGGACACAAAAACCCCTTTAGTCTAAGTCGCCAAACCACATCTGTTTTTATTTAGACAAACCCCTGTGTGTAAATTTAAATTTCCCTCTTTTGCATTTCGGGTATTCCCAGCCACTTTGATTTCTTAGAATCGGATTCAAAAATAGTCCAAATCTTACCAACCATATCGGGGTTAGTTTTACTACTCGCTAATTTAGCGACATATTTTATTTTACTTCCAACAGATTCATCTTTAATATGAATCATTTGATTCATTTTATCCGGCACATCTTTGTGCCATGATGGGACATGTCCCGTAGGGTTAGGATTCATGTGGTCGGAAAAAGTTGGCTTAAGATGAGTGATGAAAACCTTATCGCATTGTAACTTTAGCACAGAAATAAACACTTCATTGTGGTCAATATTTCTAGCACCATAAGCCGTTGGCGGAATTGGGTCACTCATTTTCTTTCTATCACCCTTTACTCTTTCGTAGCGCAATTTATTCGTAGCGCAATCATTCCATTTATCCATACCATCTACTACGAAGGCTCTAATTTTCGCCCCCTCAGTAATTAAGTCATTAGTTTCACGAATGAAGTTTAATGAATTTTGCATGGTTCTTGCATAATTTTCTGTTCCATCACTATTGTAATGGTTAGGACAATAAACATAGATATTGGGGTCGTTGTCCCAACATGTTTTCCATGTTACTTCTGCCCCGTCATCATAATCTAAAAAGCGAATAATATGCCCTTCTTCAACTTCTTTAGGGGTTCTAATGTCTAGGGCTAGGCCCGATTTACCTTGTTTGGCTTTAGCCACGATTGAAATAACTTGGAAAGAATGCTTTCTTTTTAATTGCTCTTTCCGATTCTCAAAAGTTAGTTTTTTCCATTGTTGATATTGAAGTTCTAATTGAACTTCAGAATCGACTTGTTTTTTGCTTTGCATTGATGTTAAACTCATAATTATCACCTAATAATATTGGTAAGGGGAGTAGGTTCATGTTGAGAACACTATATTCATTTGTGCCGTTTTCCTACTATTACCGAATAAACCCTTTGAAATATTATTTATTCAAAACCAGACGGTTTCTCCTTCGGTTGGTTGAGTTACTATTTCAGCAGTTCCATGTCGGTCTATAACATATAGACCAAGAACATTAATACTAACACTAGCATCTACTTCTCGCTGAGAAGTTCTACCCGATACTATTACGTTACTACCAATTCCAAAATCAATGTTAATGTAATCTGGAATCCAACAAGTAAAGGAAGAATACCCCTCACCATCGTAATCAAAATCAGCATTCAAATCACTAATATGAAGGGTTTGATTTCCATTAGAAGTTAATTGTAAGTTCATGTTAGAAACATTTCCATCAGTAATTACTATCCTTTCATGGGATTGCTTATGTGAATTATCGGAATGGAATGTATCTAGCGATACTAAAGCAGATACCTTATCCGACAATACATCTTGAAGAACTTCAATTAAGTTCTCTTCCGAATCAATATAATTCAAAGAGTTAAGAGTAGTTCCATCCTTGCGCCCATGTAATACATTAGGCATATTTGAACTAGGAATACAGTCAAATTCACACCATGTAAATGTTGTTGGGTTAAATTCTTTAGCAAGGCCATCTTTGATTCTCATTTGATATTCTTGATTTACCGTATCATCTCCAACCTTACCAACAAAGAATAATCTCTTTGACCAAGATTCTAAAGGAGTTGGTTTTCCATAGTCCTTATTAGATTGTCCATTTTGGAATGCCTTTCTGTTATCAACAGGGATAATCCATTTATCCTCATCAACTTCCATTTTACTTTCCGGCAACTTCTCTAATATTTTAGTTGTTACTTCATCATTTTTCGACATAGTTACTTCAAAGCGACCATCTGACAATTGAACCGCAACTGCTAATTTCCCAGCATTTAAAGTTCCATTTCCATCTCGCTGATATTCAGCAAGTAAATTAGTTCGTCGGTTTTCTTCCCAATCTCTTGGGGCTTCACTAGCATAAAAGAATCCTGTAGCCCTTTGAGTAAAGGTTGGACCGGTATATTCAGTAGTAGAATCATCTCCACCACTATCAGTTTCTTTCTTTTGCCGTGAACGGAGTTGAGCAAACTTGGAGCGAAAAACACTCCTTGCTACTAATAACCCTTCTTCGGTTTCTATGTTTAATCCATTGTCGGAAACAACACTATCGAAAACAGCCTTAGCCTCTTCAACAGTAATTCCGATAATTTCGCTATACTTTTCTATTTCTTTTTCTATTTGTTCTTTTAATTGCATTTTATTATCTCCCGCAATGTCCTTTGGACTATAATTTGTGGATAAACCACTCGTTTTTATTTTCTTCTTTCCAAATCTTTTCTAAGAGTGTTTGAATTTCTCTTATTTTAGGCGTTAAATTAGGTGATTCACTAACAAAGTCATCAAACTCAGTACCGAGAAGTCTCAGTTCCGACTCTAAATCTCTATTTTCACTCTGTAATTCTTCTAATTTTCCTTTCATTTCTTCTAATTTTCCTTTCATTTCTTCTATTTCATCAATTATTTTATTTTCTAATTCTTCTATATTCATATTATCACCTCAATTGGGCTATCACCCAAGACATTAACACTCTAGGGGTCATTGAACTTCCTCTCCATTCTGCTTCACCGACTGTTCTAAGATATTTGTATTTTGATTCATCAGTCAAATTGCTTTTTACAATAACTTCATGTATTCCATAACAAATGTCTTTAACAGTCTTTCCAGCATAGAGGGCTTCGTGTAATTCATTTAGTGCTTGGTTAAAATCATTAGATTCTAGCAGGTTCAAAATCTTATCATAATGTTCTAAAGTTTTGTCTGCTTGTTTTCTAAGACTTATTCCACTAGCAAGTGCGGCTTGCAGTTCCGTTATTGTTCTGCGTACATCACCGTTGTAATAACCTATAAAGTCATCCAAATCAGCCTGTGGCGGAACTTCTTTACCTTCATTTCTTAATAGTGTTAGTAATAATCTATTAATTGTAGTATTGTCTATCCTCTCGAAAAAGTAATTAGCGCAGCGAGATTGCAGAGGATAGATTATTTTATTCCTATCGTTTGCTGTAATTATAAATCTAACATTATCAGCATACCTTTCCATGATTCTCTTTAATGCATTTTGAGCATCGGGGGTCATTCCATCCATTTCATCAAGAAGAAGAACTTTGAATGGGACATTACCAATTGCTTTTTGTTGCGCTATATCTTTAATGGTAGTGCGAACCACTTCTAACCTTCTATCATCACTAGCATTAATTTCATAATAATTAGAATCCATTTCTTGGCCTAACATTTCATTAGCCAATGCTCCAGCGGCGGCAGTTTTACCTACCCCAGCAGTTCCATAAAGAAGTGCATTTGGCATATCTTTTATTTCAATCCAATTCTCTGCATCCATTTTGAAAGATTCTTGCCCGATTATTTCGTGTATTGCTTTTGGTCTGTATTTTTCTGTCCATAACATTATTGTTTTCCCCCTAATAAGTGAGTAAAATCATCAAAATGTGTTTCGGCTATTTCGCTTTTTAAGCAGGGAAAACAGTAAGTTTGTTCTTCGTGGGGAACACCATGTTTTTCATAGTATAACCATAAATTACTATCCGACCCACAATTCCAACAACCCTCTGTTGGATGAGCGAAGTTTCCTATATCTTCTTCTGTTAGTTTTTCTGCTATCTTCTCTGCTTTTTCATGACTATATTTTATTTCTTTCATTAAAACCACCCTTCTAATTTTAAAGTTCTATCTGGATTTATAGGAGCGTTTCTTGCTTTAGTTCTATCTTTCATACCTATCACTCTAGTTTCATCGGAGCGTAGGTGTTTTTTCACCCATTGAGAAAATTCATCATCTAATAATAATTGTTTCAACAAATGAACTTCATTAGGTTTTAATTTCAATTTAGTTATTATTGATGGGATTTTAGAATAAGATGCTCGCTTAGGATATTGCACTTTAGAATAAATGCGCCCATCGTGAGAATAAGCCAACAGTTCATAAAAATAATCCATTGACCATTTACGCTTCACCCTACCATCAACAAAAGTTAGTCGATTAGGATGCAAGTTCATACCTAACCAAGTTAGTAACTGAACATCGGCTGGCTTATTATGCTTCAACATCTTAATTACTTCTTCCCTATTAGGGTTGGTTAAGTAATTGGAAATAATTTCAAAGATAGTTTTATCCACATTAGAGGGTTCATTACTTCTTGGTGAAATTAATTTTATTTGAATTTGAGAATGAACTGCACTTCCGGCTCGTCTAATTTTACAACAATTAGTTATATCCTTTGATACAGATTTTTGATTATTACTAGTAAGAATTATCCTACTCTTTACGTTGCGGATAATAGTCATTATAATATCTTTTTTAGGTTTATAATGCACTTCTTCAATTATTATATCACTAGTTACTGAAAGCCAATCGCAATCCACTAATTCATTAGCGTAAAAAATTAATGGGGATTCTCCCACTAGTGTTTTAGCGAGTGTAGTTTTTCCTGTTCCGCTTTTTCCGATTATTAGTATTGGTCTTTCTCTATCACTCATTCCTATTAGGCTCAAGTTAATATCCCCTTTATTTCTAAAACCCTTTCAAAACCTTTTTGTGTTAAGTGATGTCTGTTAGAAACAATAGTCAATACTTCTTGGAAGTCAGTAAATTTATTGTTTGATTGTGGTAGGTCTTCGGGTATTAAGTTAAGGAAATTTATTAGGTTATCAACCTTTGTTATTCTAAGTAAAGGATAGGGTCTTGAATCTTTTTCCCTATGTTTTAAGTATGAATCTATATCCATACCCGTCAATGTATCTTGGATAAGAGAGAGGAAATTTTCATTAACACTCCTAAAATGAACCCTCAATCTAATTCTATAACCAATAGATTGGTTATCATCTCTTTCAACCGAAATTTCGGGATGAGCAAGGGAAATAATTATCCCTTCAAGTTGTTCTTTCGTAAACATCTCCAAACACTCCAAAACATTCATGTTTTATTCTTTGATAAGTCAATCCATCCGAAATAATTTCTTTCACTAACTCAATATACTCAAAATCACCAGCGAAAATCCATTGAATACATGTGCCTAAATACACATCAAAAAGTTCGGCCATTTTCCAATCTATTACTTCCGCCGTTTGTGCAAACTGTTCAATGGGGATATTATCTCTAATAGCATAATTTAATACTTTAATATCCCTTTTACCAATTGACCCATATATCATAAAAGATACTACAGTTACAGAACCATATTCATTTTCCCACAAACGAACAATATCGTCATCTGTGTAAAACTCCAATATCACACTTCCTTTTTTAGATTTCTACCTAATTGGCAACCTAATCTAATTTTAGAAGTTGATGGTAAATTCCAAAAAACATCTTTATCTAAACCAAACCTATCCTCTAAATGGTTGCATAATTTTCGCCTACCCATAATTTGGAAATCAATATCTATTGGAATTTCTGCTATCTTTTCGACAGGATATTTCACAAATCCGTCTATGACTACATACACTTGACCCATAACAGCCAAGATTAATTTTAAGAGCCATTGAATCATATAGTAGGGGGTAATAATACCCCCCACTTATACTTTACTATAACATTGCTTTTAATTCTTCAACGGTAGCAATATCACTAACAGGTTTATCTTGTCGCATTCGCACCAATCTAGGAAACCTTAACCCATAACTGCCCTTATTATCCATTGTAACTAAATCACAAGTGACTTCAAGAACGTGTCTCGGCAAGACCTCATATGTTCCACTAGATATTCCCGTCACTATTTTCTTACATTGGTTAGTAAGTAATAGCAAATCTATATCGGAAAATCCATTCCCGACTGAACCAATTGAAATTAATTCTTCTTTACCATTAACGGCAATATCGAATGAAGCAAAAATTGATGCTTTGCGCCCCTCTCCATATCTTGCACCTGTAATAACTACATCTAATTCAAATCTAGGTGGTTTATGTTTAGCCCAAGCAGATGACCGCTTACCGCTATGATATGTTGCTTCTAAATCTTTAATCATAATACCTTCATAACCATCATTTATGGCTTCATTGTAAAACACATCTTGATTAGCAGAATCATTTACTCTTATAGCCTGTTCAGGAAACTTAGTAATATATTCTAGTCTATCTCTTAATGGCATTTCTAATAGATTCTCAACATCATACATCATGCAATCAAAAACTGCTAACTTTACAGGGCATTTTTCAACGGCAGCGGCAATATCTTTCATATGAATACGAGTTCCCATATGTTTGAATGGTTTTGGTTGCCCCCCTAAATCAATGGGGAAAATCTCAGTATCTATGATAAAACAAGCAGGTAAATTACGCCATTCTTTGACGATTTGTGTAATATCGGGAAACTTTTCAGTAACTTGAACACCTTTACGATTGAAGATGAAAATTCTATCTTTATTTCTGTGTATTTGATATCTAGCCCCATCATATTTGTATTCTATTAGAAAAGATTTAGGCCATTTACTTTTAGGAACCGCTTTAGCCAGCATTGGGGAAATATACCTACCAACTGTTAAATTATTAGGTGGGGTTTCCTTTCTTTCATAATAAGAAACTAAATCAGTTAAGGAATGTAATTGATTATGTTTTTTGATTTCTGATTCTTTTATCTTATAGACCTTAGCAAGTAACTTCCTTACTAATCCTACCTTAATTCCATTTCTAGGAGTTCTTAACCAATAACGAAGAAACCATTTTTGTTCTAAAGCAGACATTTCTAAGAATGCTTCTTTGAATAAAGTATAAGATTCTCCATCACTTTTACTACAATCCATATTGAGTAAAGAGATTACAGAAGTGAGTCCAAAGGTAGAATCATCGCTATCCCCATCATTAAAATAATATATCGCTTCTCCAATATCCCCATGAATATAAATGCTTATTTCTTCTTCAAAAATATCTAAGGCGTTGGTTATCCACTTTAGAGCCTTCTTTGATTTGAGGTTGTTAGGTTCTAAGTCTAAAGATAATAATGTTATTACTTCCTCTTTATTAGTAATAAACTCCCATTCTTTAGCAAAGGTGGAAATTTTCTTAGTTGGAGTAGTGTGTTCAACTACTTGATTTATTCTAGCAAATTCTCGCCAATTCATAATTTTCACTCCAATGGATGTTCTATATTTTTATCACCTAAAGTCCAGCGTAGTGCTTTGACTACCCCTTCTAAGGCTTTGTAATTACGCATACATCTCATGCGCTCTTTTTTATCTTTAGTTCTCTGCAACTTGCTAAAAAAATGATTTTGGCGACGCTCTGCTTTATCTAACATGGTTAATATTTCTTCCCATGTTCTATTATAGGAAAAATGTTCACTATCTTGGTTGTCACTCATTCCTCTTCGCCTCTTGGTGCAAACATTTGCATCATTAATGCATTTGCTAGACCAATAGCATGAAGAGTTCTTTCATCTCCAGCCTTTCCAGCAAGTCCCATCATCATAGTATTGAAGGCTTGCATTAAAGGTAATGTGATATTCCACAATTCTTGTGCCATTTCCCAATAATCATAATTATCTTCCTTGTTTAAGGTAGACATATGTAATAGGTGGAAAAACATAAAACCTTGCTTATCCATGTCGCTAAGTAAAGATTCTAATTCATTCTCAAATGCTTCCGCCATCTGTTTGGGTAAATTACCTTTCATCCATTTTGAATGAGCAGTCACCCATTCATTAAACGCTTCTTCATCATACTTCCACATTACAATCACCTCTCATAATAAATTCAGTAAAAGCCGCAGATACATGGAGAGGATAAACCCTATCAGTATCATTCATTTGACTTTCTAGAAATTGAGCAAACTTCGTTGCCCAATAGTCACAACATTCAGCGAACTTTTTAATGCCCGCTTGAGTATGACCTCTATTTTCACCATCAATCTTCAATATTCTTCTCGCTTCTGCTATTTTCATTTGTATTCACCTTATCTAATATTTGTTTTAATAATTTTATTTCATCAAAATTTAATCTTACACCTTTTTTAGTTGGATTATCATTACTATGTAGTCTAATATCGACAACATCTATATTCCAATATCTACCTGTTTTAATCATCCATTCATCAGTAGAATTTCTAGGTATTCTACCTATTGTAGTCCAATCATCTTTAGTCATTTTCTTCCTCTCCTATTTCCTCACTTAATAATTTAAGTTTCATCAAAAGTCCTAACTGTGTAGGAATTAATTTTTTAATGATTTCATTTAATTCTGGGGGTAGGTTAGAAATATATTCCATTTCCTTTTGTAGTAAAGCAAGACAATCTATTACTAAAGTTAATGCCTCAACATTATACTTAGGGTTCATCATTTTAAGCCCCCTCAAAATCAAACTCATCATCAGTTGATACTGAATCAGATGACCACAAACCTATTTCTTGAGGTTCTTTACTACCACCGTCAATCAACACAGGGCTAAAGGTAACTTCAACACTTGCTGAATAATAATTCGATTGGTCTACTGAATGCATATGTTTAGCAACTTCAACAGCAGTAATACTATTATGGATAGCATCATTATATTCCACAACAACTTCACCATTCTTCTTTACAAAATATTTTGTATCTTGGTTTATTGAATCAGTAACAGCCTTTGCTATACCGAAATTCCGTAAAATATATTTCATATCTGTAACATTAGAAGGTTCACGCCACATTTCAGGCATTCTCGCTTCCATTGTTTTAATAGAATTAGCGAGGGCTTGGCCAATAATTAATTGACCCCTCATACTAAGAATAAACTCTATACATTTTTGCATAGAAGATATATTCTTTTCTCCTTGTTCTAAAATGACTTTGATTTTTTCTTCTTTCTTTTTTTCTTTCTTTTTATTCATTAATATCACTTATCCAATCTCTTCCACAAACCTTACACCCTTCATATGAAGGGCCATTTTTACCAAACTTATCAAAAATAATTATATTTTCAATTAATTCACAACATTTATTCATTTTTCCTACCTCCAAGTCCTTGATTTACAACCGCATTTAGCGCAAGACCAATCATGTAAAAACTCATCATGTCCGCAATCATCACATGTAGGAGTAGCAAATATTCTTTTCTTCTTCATTCTTCCTCGCCTCTTTTATCCGCAGTTAATCCTCGTAAACATTTTAAACATTTACGAAAACCTTTCCATGCCGGTTCAAAACATTCCTTGACTGTGCAAATCCTCATCTTTCTCACCTACCAATACTTCAGAAGTTAATGCTAAACAAGCAACTGAAACAGCACTATTCAAAGAAGAAATTGTTACCTTTACAGGGTCAATAATTCCCTCTTCAATTAAGTTACATTCTTCCCCCGTCTTAGCGTTAATTTCCTTGTAAGGAATTGGGATAGTCATTCCAGCATTGGCTAATATGCGCTCATAAGGCGCACTCAAGCAATCCGAAAAGACATTATCACTAATACCTTCCATAGCCTTCAATAGTGCTATTCCGCCACCATTAACGACTCCCATCTCCATAGCCGCCCTTGTAGCGTTAAGAGCATCATCTACCCTTTCTTTGGTATCTCTCATTTCAATCTCGGATGCAGCACCAACATGTAATACCGCAACTCCACCAATTAACTTAGCAATGCGCTTCTTCATGTTATCTCTAACATAATCATTGGCCGCATCTTCTAGATGGTTTTGAATCATAGTTACTCTTTCAGCGACACTTTCTTTAGTTCCCGCCCCATTTACAATAAGAGTCTTAACTTCACCAATTATTATTTTATCGGCTTCACCTAAATGTTCCAGTTCCACCTCTTCAGGTTTAATATTAGTTTGAGAATCTAAAAATTTACCACCCGTTATTACAGCAATATCTTCAAGGAGAGAATCGGAAACATAACCATAATCAGGTGATTCAATAGCACAGCATTGAACTGTTCCACCCATTACATTTACAATTAAATTACTTAGAGCGTGTTGCTCTAAAGTTCTTGAAATAATTAATAGAGGTCTTTTACTATCGGCCACCTTTTCTAAGATTGGTATAATTTCTTGGAAACGAATTAAATTAAAGTTAGATATTAGAATATAGGGGTTTTCCATTTCCGTAACATTCTTTTCTTTATCAAGGGCAAAATGGGGGCTTCTATACCCACGCTCAATTTCCAACCCCTGAGTGATTTCAATATGAGTAGTCATATCCTTAGATTCAGTCACAGTAATGACCCCATCTTTACCTACCTTTTCAACAGCCTCAGCAATTAAGTTACCAATATCGTCATCATTGTTAGCGGCGATGGTGGCCACATTCTTAATTTGTGAAAAATCTTCAATAGGCGCAGCCATCTCTAATAAATTATTAGAAAGTTGGTCGCCTAGTTGTTTTAGGATATTAGAAATAATTACAGGGTTATTACCTTCATTAATTAATTCCATTCCCTTAGAACAGAAACTTTGAGCGAGAACACAAGCAGTTGTAGTTCCATCACCCGCCATGTTTTGGGCTTGAGTGGCTACTTCAATCAATAATTGCGCTCCCATATTTACAAACTCATCTTCATGGTAAATGCTTTTAGCAACAGTCACACCATCATTAACAATAATTGGTTTTCCTCTTTCTCGTAAAACGACAGTTCTAGCCATTGGACCAAGTGTAGGTTTAACTGCATCAGCAGTTAAATTAATACCTTTAAGCATTTTTTCTCTTGCTTCTTCTCCCATTATTATTATTCAATCATCTCCTTTTAGTATTACTAGTATGTGGTTTAACATGCGCCACTTATCAGTTTTCTTTGTTTCAAAATCACTTACTATCTTTTGTAGCCCTTCACGCAATCGTTTGACTTCTTCAAGAAGTTTTGGTGCGTCTTGTGCAAGGTTTCCATCGGGAGTATCAAAGCAAATAGCCTCACCATTACTACATATAGCAAGGCTAACACCTATGTCTTTCCATTCCCAATCGGTTGTATGTCCTTCGTATTTGTCTGTGTCAATCATTCAATCCACTCCACTCCATCAAGGCAGTATTTACATCCTTCACAACATTCACTACATCCCTTTTCGTGATGCCAATAACACTCGCCATCATAAGGGGGTGTAGTA